ATCTGCTGCTGTTGTTGATAAATTTTTACATCTTTCATAAATATGTTTGCCTTTAAAATTTACTAATAAGCCACAAGATTCTTTTGGATCTTCTTCTTTTGCATGTGCTAATGCCTTATCTTGCCAATACATTAGAAGAAATCACCAATACCTTTAAATTCATCTGGTAAAAATCTTCTTTTTGGTAATTTCACACCAGCTTGGTCTGTACTTGCTGATAATTCAAATTGACAAAGATCTCTAGTTTCAAGTGATTTTCTAGCAACATTAAATATTTCTCTTGGAAATTCTTGAGTGTTATCAGGCGTACCATACGGATTATTACCTGTAAAATTATCATTTGGTAAATATCTAAGCATAGTTCTTATTCTTGTAAGAGTTGCTCCTGTTAAATCATTACCTACAGTTGTAGTATTAACATTTGCAAGAATAGTTGATATAGTTCCAAATAGATTACTAACAGTTAAAGTAGGTCTTGGATTTTGTTTAGAAGTATATTCAAAACCTGTAGCTTCTATTGGTAAACGTGTATAAGTATTACCATTCCAATGAATATCATTATAAGCGTTTACTCCTGTAAGAACTCCATCTGTACCAGCATGAAATCTATATGTTGTAGCAGATCCATGTAAAGCAGCTACCGTTGTTAGTTCAAATAATTCAATAATTGAACTAGGATTTATTTTTTGTAATTCAGAAACAGGTATTGGCATTATGGTTCAAATACTTGTCTAAAAGTTGCAGTTATAGTAGATCTATTTACATAAGGTATTTGTTTTCTCCATTCAAGACAAACAAAAGACATAGAAGATTCACCAGGAACAGTATAAGTAAAACTTGCTCCGTCTACTCCTCTAGCATCTAAAAATGTTTCTATAATATCTGAATCTGTTTCAGTTACGTCAAAAGTTAAATTAAAAGTTTTTGGATTTTGATTTATACCAAAAGTTATACGCTGTTCAAACCCATCTCCAAAAGATACAACACGAGTAGCTGGTGCGTTTGTTTTAGTAAAAGAATATCTTGGCGAAAACTGATTGCCTTGTGAATTTGAGGGAAAAGCAGTCATTATCTATATAGTAAACCTCCAGGTCTTTGTTGTTTGACTAATTCTAATTGTATAGCATCTGAAATTGCACGACCAAGTTGTTCTGACCCTGCTTCATCTCCTTCGACAGAAGAACCAGAAGCATCTACATTTACGACCACGTTTGTAGAACCGCCAAGAGCATGATTTGGTGTAATCATTCCTGATACCCCTGGTGTAAATAACTCAGGACCACGTTCTCCAACAATATAACTTCCACCACCTTTTACTGGTCCACCATCTGCTTTAAAAATAGCTCCTAATAAACCACCTGTTATAGATCCACCTCCTATATTTCCAAAAATTGCTAAATTTAAAAACGCATCAGCCATTTTATTTAACATATTTCTCATTACATCATTTAATGTTTGTGTTCCTTTTATAAGGTCTTTTATACCATTACCCATATCTATCTGAATCATGTCAGACAGTTGTCTGAAAGGATCTATCAGAGCCTTTGTATTTTCAACCACTTGTGCTTGAGTGTCTCTTGCTAATTCTAATTTTTTTATTTTTAAATCTAATTTATCATTAACTTCATCAGTTTTTTGCGATTCTGCAATCTTTAATTCATTTTCTAAATTAGATAAAGCAAATTCTTGTTGCATCAAATTTAATTGTTCATCACTTACTTTTAATCTTGCCTTTTCAATTTTTAACGCTTGTTTTAATGGTTCTATTTCTTTAACTTCAATAGACCTATTTTTTAAATCAATCGCACCTTGATTAGGATTAAATGGTTGTTTACCAAAATTAGGATTTAATTTTATTCCTCCAATAACTGCATCACCTTCAGCAGCAGGAATATTGCTTAGTGGTCGTTTACCTTTTTGACCTGGTAAAGGAGGTAACTCACTTAAAATACCACCTCTTTTATCAAGGTCAAAAGCATTAGCACTAAAAAAATCTAAAACTCCTGTAATGTTTCTTACTGTGCCTTCTGGTTTTTGCCCTTTTATAAATTCATTAAGTTCTTTAATTAAAGGACCTAAAACATCTGACAGTAATAAAGTTAAAGATGTTCCTAACTTGTTAATTTCATTATTAAAATCACTCATTTTTTCTGCATTTTCTTCTATTTGATCTTTACTTAACCCAAATTCTTTTTCAAATTCTTTTAACAATAGTTCAGCAGCAGATGATTCTAAACCAAGTCTTTTTAACTCAAGTGCTAAATCTCCTGTTTCAGTTCCCACTAATCCCAATCTATTAACAAGAGTTTCGATATTTTCTGTGGGTTTAGTTAATGCCTTTGTTAATTGTTCTAAAGAACTACCAATAGTAGTGCCCGCAATGGATAAAGCAAAACCAAACTGTCCCATTCCTGGTATTGCTGACATTGCTCCTCCAGCTAAACCACCTAATGCACCGCCAAGTGCTGCTGTTGGCCCTTGTCCAAATAGCAAGGGAAAGCCACCACCAATAATTCCACTACCAATTCCTGATGTAATTCCCCGTGTTATAGCTCTTCGTTTTTCTGCCGTAGCACTTTTTTCTTTTGCAATAGCTAATTTATTTTCAAGTTCTATTTCTTCTTGTGTTACTCTAATTTTTGCTTCTTTTAAAGTTATACCTTCTTTTATTCTTAGTTCTTCCACCTTTAAAGCTCTTTCTTTTATTTTTTGTTGTCTATTAAACTTATTTTCAACTTTTACAACATTTTTTATCGCTTTATTAAATTCTTTCGTTCCAAGAGCTGCTTCATCTAAAGCATCTCTAGCATCTGAAACTGCTTTTGATAAATTTTTAAAATTTCTTACAACAGGAGTACCTGCTGTACCTTTTTGAGCTTTGTTATTAATAAAATCTATATTTTTTCTTAATTCGTCTGTTTGTTTATTTACCTTATCTAATTGTTTTGCACCTGCAACAGCTAATCTTATCGAAACATCATAATTAGCCACTGTTAAATAAAAATTAAAAACATTTTCTCTATATTACCTTCTTTTGCCTTTTAAAGCACTATTTCTTTGTGCTTGTTCTTGTCGTTTCTCAAAATCTTCGTGTTCAAGTTCTGCATAAGCAGCCCAACCTATCATTTCTTCTACAGTTAAAGTCTCTGATAATTCAGCTACAGTTTTTTTTAATTCTTTTGCCAATGAAAAAATAAACTTCCATTCTTTGTTAGCTTTTTAAATCGGCTTTAGCCTGTTTAACCTCCTTGTCAACACCAGCGTTTATCATGGCTAATTGTATTTCTTGTAGAATATTTGCTTCAACTTCTCTTCTAAGAGATGCTTTATCACCATCTTGAAAAAGTCTGTTACCGTCCTTATCTAATGCTTTTTCAATCATTAACATCAAAGCAAAATCATTAGTGTCATCAGTATTTGATTTTTTACTTATTGATTCTCTTTCGGCAATAGTTAATGGGTGCCAATAAACACTAAATATAATTTTTCCCTCTTTATCAATTACGTCATGTTGATATAGTTGGCTGACACCAAAACTATTCTTTAAAAGTTCAATCGCTCTAGTCATAAAATAAGTATTGCTACTTTATTATACTAGGCATTAGCTGAAAATTGGCAAGATATTACACCAACAAAATGACTTCTATCTTCAATTTCAAGCATTATAGGGCCATTTATATCTTGTACTCTTGGCTTTACACTAAAAGTATCAGAATAATTTGAAGCATTTACTGAAGTAAGTCCATCAATAACAGATTCACTGATAGCAGATAAAACAGAAGTACCTTTACTTTTTGGGACGTAAACATTACATTGAACGACTCCCGAATAATAATCTGTTGATGCACCTTGGTTTTGTAAAGTAGATTGAGTAAAATTTAAATTCATCACAACATATTTTTTGGCTTTACCAGGAGTTACGAAGGTCACATTGTCATATACAACAGAAACAGTATTATCTGCTGCTACAACTGCATCTGTTACTGCCTTTTCAAATGCTGCTCTTGCGTTTACTAAAGTCATAATTAAAATTCAGTGTAAGCCTGTCCACCTGTACCCTCAGTAGATAAGCCTCTAGTTTGTCTAGATGCTACAAATAGTTTACCTTCTTTCATTGTCTCTTTAATTAATTTACCTAACTCACCTTGGATAAATACTTGAACTTTACCTCCCTCTAAAGCGTAGGCTGCATATTTAGCTCTATTTCCAATAAATACTGGTCGTTTATAATTAAATGTCTTGTCAACTTTAAATCTAGGCTGAACTTTTGGATTTGATGGTTTTGAACCTGCTTTCTTCCAACTATCTCCACCTTTGTCAAAAGCTAATTTAATATTAGACCACGGTTTAAAGTTTTTTATGTCATCTTTTGCTTTTACACCCATAGTCTGTGCTTTCCAGCTGCTTGCAAAAAATCCTGTATAAACTGGGCTTCTTTTCTTAGTTGATAATCCTTTATGTATTTTTCGTACAAGTTTATTAAAGTCAGCATTTAACTGAGCATCTAAATCTTTCATAGGATCTTCTTTTAAAAAATCTTTAGCCATCAGAACCGCACCAATACTGTATATAAATAAACCTGCCCGCCTTTCTTCGTATCAATATCATAAATTTTCGCAGCTACATTAGATCCTG